TTTCGACGGGGCATTGTATGCATTTTTTGCAGAATTCTCAGACGAGCTATGTGTATCATTTAATTCTTTTTCTGCCTGCGTTGATGTTAGTTCAAAGTCTGCTGGGTTTATGGCAGTGTCTGCATTATCAAACCCGACGGAACGCAGTAGAATTGAACGACCTGTTTGCTTTAGGTTTTCCAAAATGATAGCTTCACTATTTTGCTCATTTTCACCAAAAGTTTCTTGTGGAGTAATAAAATCGCGAAAATCAACGTCTGATGTTGCTTCTGTCCTATTATCTTGAAATGTATTACCGTCACCACCAGGTGTAAAACGATTATTATTTTGAAGAACCTGAATCGATGCCGGAAGCACTTTACTTGACCCTGAGTCTCCAATGTCTGCATTTGGGGAACCAGATGTATCTTTTGGTCCTCCACTTATATCTGCAAGGAGCGAATTTCCTGCAGTGCCTGCTATTTTGTCAATGATGTCATGCAATGTATATTCTGTTTCATCAAAATTTTGACTATTTGCGTAACCAGAAAGATGCTGCCCTAACGTTGATGTTGATTTAACAAATACGTTATTTGAACCAGCGGCTTCTGCAGCTGGAAGCGCTGAGCCTTTATTTGTTGAAGGTGCTGGCATATTACCTTTCTCAAGTGAAAATTCATTACCACCAAAAAAATGCTCGGTTATATATGCAGCATATGTCCCAAGCAGACCCATCTCTTCGCTATATAGCGAAAGCAGCTCTTTACCCGTTACAGGATCCTGCCCTAGGTCATCGCCTGCATCAACAGAACCGTTACCATTATCATCTGATAGGTTTCCAAATGAAATTGAGTCAGATATAATCCCCTCTGATCTTAAAAAATCTTTAAGCGTCTCTCGTGACATAAATAATTAAATCCTGTTTGTATATATTTTCTATAATTTAAATATTGTGAATAATAAAATCTATAATAATTATGACGACTCAGATACATCCACTGTCACAACCTGTTGGCCCACAGGAACATCGACAAACGTTCCGTCAGCTGTGACTTTGACATTTAATTGTACAGGTATAGGTTTGGGCTCTTTACTTGAAATCGCATCAAGCCATGATTTCAATCCATTGATTGCTTCTTTAAGCGCTTCATCTGATGAAGTTGAATTAGAAATCAATGTTTCTAGTTTTTCGGTAGCTTTGGTGTAGTTTCCTGTGTTCAATGCTTCGCGCACAGCTTGGTTAATTTCAACCGAAGTATCGACGACGGGCAATCCATATTTGACACCAATTTTTTTCGCAAATGAACCAAGGCCAAGCTGATCTGCCATTTCACTAGTAAATGTGTGCGCTGACGCTACACCTTGATTCAGTACGGTTTGAAGGTTTTCTTTAATCGCTGTTGTTTGTTCAATGGCCAATGCAGCAGTTGCTGCGATCACCTTTTGCCCGGCCTTTTGAGTCATTTTCCCCATATCACCTGCATATGTGTTAAGCTTATTAATATCACCCATTGCGTTAGCGACCGCAGCAGTGATATCTAATGCATCGACCCCGTCGATTGCATCAGTCGTCTTTTTTTGAAATTGACTAAATGATGATCCTGCAGTGCCTAGCATTTGTTCAATTTTCTGAATACCTATTCCTCCTAACGCTTCCGAAAGAACCCTCTTCCCAGGCATTGAAAGCGATGCAATATCTGTCCCGGCGTCTTCAAACGCCTGTTTTACAATATTTATCATCTCCTCCGGGCTTTCGTTCGCAGCTTTCATCATTTCCATCGCGTCAAGTTGAACACCAAACACAGCCGTAAGCTTCGCAACACTGTCTGCTGCGTCGTCAAAGTTATCAAACTGTTGCGACATGTCTGCAACATCTTTAACCTGAAGGCCGAGATGTGCGACAGCTGCAGCGGCTTCAGACATTTCTTCGACTGTCATATTACCAAAGCGCTCAACGTTTTTCATCATCTTTGCAATGTTTCCAGAGATAATTTTGCTTGATATACCAGTCTTAGCTTCTATTGCGTTAGAAAAAGCCAATGATTCTTTAAGAAGTGTATCATCCATTTTTCCTGATAATGCCATTTGGCGTTTCATGAACTGTTGCACTTGCCCTTCGCTATAGCCCAAAGCTTTTGTTGTAAGTAAAAGATCTTTCATATCATTGGCGCTAATATCTTTTTGCATTCTAACTAGAATGACTGAATCTTTTACAATTGCGTTAAATTGATGGATTGCATCAAAACTATCATCAAAATAATGTGAAAACATTGATCCATCAGGTGCCTCAATTGATGCAAACTGCTTATGCATGTCAAACGTAGCAGCACTCATTGTGGCGGCGATATTTTTTATACCATCGGCATTAATCGCTTGACCCCATGACCCAATAATATTTTGCTGTGATTCGTACATCTTGTCAGTTTGAGACTCAAGTTCTGTTAGATATCCTTCAAGTGATAATTCATCTGTGAATTTTTTAAGAAGTTCGCCGTCTATGCCTATACCTGCAGATGCTTTCTCTAAGAGCTCTAAGAGCTTATTGAAACCCATTTCAGTTTTAGCAACTGCGTCTGAAATTGATGCGTCATTACTTTTAACAACAGCTGGAATAGAAGCGGTGGGGCTTGCGGTAGCTACAGCGTCTTGAATCGCTGCGGGTATTCCAGGAGTGGTTTGCCAAGGAGCGCGCCATTGACCTTGGCCTTGGCTATAATCAAAAGAATTACGTGCTTTAAGCACAGATATAAGTTCTTTTACAGTTTCATCACTAAGTTCAGCCATTATTTTATTTATCCTTGTATAATTTATATATTCATAATAAAATTATTTAGCTTTTTGAACGTGCAATTTGCCTTTGTTCTAGCTCTTTAATGAAACGCTGAATGAACCATTGCCTATGCTGTATTGGCATATTTCTAACCGCAATGTAATCTATGTTTAAATTTTTAAGTAATAAATACTGCTCTTCTAGTACCTGCTCTTTGTAACTAGAGGTCAGGCCAAAAAAATCCTGTCCCAAGTGGTAAATTCACTTGAGACCCCCTTTGGCATGATGTGCATACTAAAGTAGCTGCCATGTCAATTCCTGGTTCAATTTCTTTAATATGATTACGCAAAAAACGCGAATCACGAACAGGCATATTCTGGATAAATTTCTTAATTTTATTTTTATCTGAAATGTTGTCAATTGCAATCACAGTGTTTAAAAGCGAAGATGTCACCCTACTTTGATCGTGATCAATACCAAGTAGATCTTTATTTCGTTTAGCGGAAATTATCGCCTCATCTTCTGAATTTACTGTTGTTAATGAAAAATAAACAGTCTTTTTCGTCACTGGGAGCTCAACGGAAAACTTATTTTCACCATCACTTAGCGGGTCAGACCCGAGACGTTTAAGCCCAAGGTCAGAAAGATTAAACGATGCAGATTGTGATGTCATACAATGCTCGCAAAGTACAGTAGTTTTATATTGTGCTCCAAAGCCAGTTATTCGAATTGAAATCATAACAGCATTTCTATCACCGACAAGCATTTCATTAATGTCTATAGACTTGTCTATTATGCATGACTCAAGAAGTTTTGAAATCACATTGCCTTGCTTGATATATGCCTGTGACATTAAAATGTCTTCATCTTTTGCTGTCATCGCTCGTATGTCAAGTGTTTTACGACCATAAAGTGTTGAGTTTTTATTATATACTCTTCCCCCTGATGGTAATGGCGCTGATTCAATTGGCACGTCCCAGCCAAAATCGTCCCTAAGCACATTATTTATTGGCATTTGTGACTGGCTTTGAACTTGTGCAGTGACAGATTGTTGCTGCTGCGGATTAAAAATATTTTCTCTTGATAGTTTATCAGGCATGAACTACACTCCTAGAATATTTTATTTTATATTGTTTTTATTTATTAGTAAAAATTATTTTGAGCAATTTGAGCAAACAACAGAGTGATCTAGCGAATTACATGTTAGGAGTTCTTCAACAACAGCTTCTTGCACTTTATGTTTTATCGAGTAATCACTACGATCAGATGGGTTTAATCGATTGTTTATAGTCTTAACAATTAACTGTAATTCGTGAAGATCATACTCAACATGAATATTTTTTGTTTTGCCACAATATTGGCACTTGAAATTTTTTTCAATTATCTTTGGAAATGCCCACTTAAGATAGATATCATTACTTTTGCAAACACTCTCTGTTATTTCTGTGATTATTGTGGTGTCAGGTTTTTGTTTTAGAAATTCAAACATTAAAATAGCCTCTTAATAGTAAATATACGCTACTCAAATAAAAATACCAAATTTTTACATCCATATATTTTTGTCATGTTTTCTTTTTGCGCAACCTGTTTTTCGGTTAAATTTAATTCTTTATTTGCCCTAATTTTAAAACGATTAAAACGATTAATATTGTCAGACCACCAAAACATTTCTCCTGTCTCACCATGCTTTTTATACCCGGCTTTAATATATCCTAAATCATTTCCGTAACGTGTATCAACGTATGATAAAATACCTTTTTTATTTTTTACCTGAGAAAATTTAAAGGCATGTTTTGTAAGGCGAGATAACCCCCCTATGATAATCGTGTTTTTTATTGAAGCGCTTCGTGCAACTTCAAAATAATCATTCCACTTCTTGTGAAATGATTTTCTAAGTGATATGCAGCTTACAAGCTCATTCTCGAAATAAAGGCCAAACGATATTTTCGCCCGAGTGTCACCGTCAATATGATTATTATTAAAAAATTCTTTTCTTTCTTTTGAGGGAACTTCTCGTATCTCGCATTTTCTTGCAAATATTTTTTTGTCAATTATACCAAGCTTTGCACTGATAAGTGATTTAACAATCATGTTTTTATCTCGCCATTCATCTTCAAAAATATGAATAAGTTGTATGCTTTTTTTATTGCACATATCTGTTTTGCCTGAGTGATATTTTTTATCCTTATAATTCGCCGAGTGCCAGTATAAACCATTATACTCTATTGCGATATTTTTCGAAGGAACTAATATATCAAGTTCTTGGGGCGCGATAACACTTCTATCGCTAAGGATTGTTTCAATATTTAATGACCTAATAAACTCATTTATTTCAATTTGTGCCTTTGATTCTTTTGGCCTGCAGTAAAAGCATGTTAGTGACATATCAACTGAATATAGTGTCCTATATTGATCTTTCTTGCAGGTATTACACTGAATGAATAGCTTTGACTCACGACGCGTCTTATACTCACCAGAAATGTATGTAAAATCTGATTTTTTTATCCTACTTATTACGTCTGTTTCGTTTAAGCGTTTTCCTGCCTCTCTCTTATTATAACGTGCTGATATTTTAAACGCTGCTATTTCCACACGATGATCGGTTTCTTTTGTTAAACCTTGATTCCATGATTGCGCCTCACCGGTCTCGTATTTTCTTTTTTTTGTCTGTGATGACCTTAATAATCGTTCATCAGTTTCTTTTGTAAGACCCGTTTGCCATGAGACAAGTTCGCCCGACCTATACTTTTCGTGAAGTGTTTTAGAAACCTTATCACTCATTGCTTGGATTGTTTTAGATGTCTCTTTTGTTAATCCATCATTCCAAACCTTATATTTTCCCTCACTAAAACCCTTTTTTCTTTTCTCAGAAGACCTTTTAATAAATTCCGCGCTTGTAAAAGCTGTATAATCCCTTGCGTTATGGCCCCTTATGTATGGTGAATAACCGACTTTCCAGCCGCGCCATTTAGGTATTTCTTTACAGCCACATTTACAAAATATTGGAATATTATTGTTTTTGTATTTTATGTATGCTTCTTCTGGGCTTGTATTATGTGAGAGCAAAAGATGGTCAAATAATTTTTTCTCCTGTTTCGAAGAAAATTCGCAAACGGGACAATTGATACTAATATACGTCATAATATTATAATTATAACGTATAAAAAAAGCTTGTTAATCCCTTTGGGACCTTTATTGAACTAATACTGTAATACTGCCTGATCATAACGAAGTGTAAGGCTAATCTCTTGAATTTTTGCATCGTCCTCATAACTTAAGTCACCATATGTTGCTTTTTCGATAAGAGCGCCTTTGATATCCCATAGCTCAACAACTGTCCCAACAGGATCTAAAAGTTTAAGTTGAATGTCACGTTTATAAAAGTCTGCATACCCTGCACGGCCTGAAACTGATTCAAAGTGTGTTCGAATCCACTCCATAACCTGTTGAGCACCTGACGGGGCAATCGGATCATGAAGAGTGACATCCATTGTGTCGAACTCAAACCCACCTGCAACATAACGTTTTGAGTTAATGAAAGGAATTTTCACTGAGCTCATTGTCATCGATGGACGTTTTGATGTCTTGATCAGAAAAGCGTCAATTCCTTCTATTTGTAAGACCCACCGATTCGACCTCTTTGGTTCGAATTTGTTCGGTAGCATATCGGTAACTGATAGTGTTTCGGCCATTTTTGTATTCTCCTAGAATCTTATTTATAAATATATTGTTATAATGTATTTGACACAACAAAGTCAAGTGATATGAACTCAGCTGTCTTAGTGGGTTGTATGTAGATCTTTCCACGTAGTGTGTTGTTTTCCACGTCCACCTGAGTTGTTGTCTCAGTATCAATTTTTACTTTATACCTGTCAAGGCCCGATTTCTCTTGAATGCTTTGAAGGAGCGGATTAATTTGCGCCTCAAATTTTGCAAGTGTTTCCGACCTGTTAGGTTCAAACAAAAAACCGTATGCTATATTTTTTACGTTACGTCTAATTTCAATTAATAGGCGGCGGACGTTTACTCGATCAAGCGCAGATGAAGCATCTTGTAACGTTTTTTGCCCCCAGATAACAACTTCAGTTCCTGGAAACGACGTGAGTGGATTTAATTTGTTTTCGTAAAGTGAATCAAGATTTTCCCTTGAGAAACTTACAGCAGCGCCCGAGACATTGCTTAGGGCTCCACGTGTAAAGCCAGCAGGCGCAAACCACGGATGAGCCAATGAATCATTTTTAGACATCGCACCTAGAACCGCAACAGACGGAGGGCATTGTATTGACGATCCCGCAATTGGATCTGTCATAATAACATCAGGGAAATATGCTGCACCGAATGATGAATCAAAACCGACACCAGCGAAGTTTGAAATAGTATTACCAACATCAACAACCTGATCTGATCCTGTCATGACTGAATTAGTGCTGTCATATTGATCAATATCCATAATAAATAATGCATCAAAACGAGATTCGACGGTATCAAGAGCATAATCTGTGACCGCTGAATTCCTGATACCTGGAATTGCTAACAATTGAATTTCAACATCTGATTTACTTGTAATTACATCAATAGCTTTTCGATATGATGCAACTGTAGGTCCAGAAGTTCCACCTTGTAAAGTCGCATCACTCATTTCCCTAATGATAGCTGGATTTTGCATCTTTGATTTATCTTCGTTGAAGATATTTGTCCCGTTAAATCCGCCCTGCATTAACATTGTAAATTTAGTATAGTTACGACTCACAGTTGATGTCAAATCTGAAGCAAGTAAAAACCTTGTGTCTGTAATTGCACCCGAGTCTAATGAACCGTCTAAAACAGCGTCCCTGCGATATTCAGCATGTTGCCACTCATCTACATCAAGCGTTGTATCAGAAGCACTAGTTTCTGCAATTTCAATTTTTTCCAATGAAAATTCATTATTATTTTTTACTTGCGTGCTCCAAACTGAGTTAGAACCGCCGAAAGCCATGAATTTTATAATATTTCTTGAAATTGAAGCCTGAACAAATGATTCGTTTGGCTCGGCAAGATCTTGAACGACTGAATGTTGAACACCCCAGTGGAGTTTTGCATAAGCTTTTTTGTTCAATGCTGTACCTACTGCTATAGTTCTGCGAAACGGAATAGGAAGCTCTTCAGTTGCAGAAAAGGCGCCTGTAAAGTAGTCTGTAAGTGTTAGGCTCATATATTCTTCATGGCCCATTGGAAGAGAATCAACAGGAATAGCTGATGATTTTACAGCCGTACTCATTTCAACTCTAATGTATGCAGAGCTATTTGGGTATGAACCCTGAACAGATAATTGCTGTGTGTTTTTATCAAAGTTATAAAAAAGATTGTTGTCACCTACAACTTTAGCAATATAACGATCTGATGTTGGGTCAAGAGTTAGTCCTGAAAATCTTTCTAATTGAACAGGATTTGCATCAGTGTCATCAAATTGACGAACAGCTATGTCAAATGAGCCCCAAGAACCGTTTCTATCATATGAAATATTCATAATAGAAATTTTAATATTTGTTGTTTCAGACTCACCGTCAGAAAGCGCATGAATCTTAAAGAGGTCAAATGCAGATGCACCGAATTTTTGAGACCTTACCCAGGGAGTACGCGCGTGATTAAAACGTTGCGTAAATGCCTTATAATCAATTGTTGCGCCATTGTTTGTTTTCAAAAATACAGTATCAGTTGGAGTGACCGGTGCAGTGACAACAGCATTAACAGTGTCAACCTCATAATGCGTGTAAAGTAGGTGTCCCTTCTCTTCAATCAAAAGAGGGTCAGTGTTTAAAACGTTCGAAAGATATAACTGTGATGTTGGATCAAAAGACACTTCTAAAACCGCTGGAGCATCTGTTGATGATGTATGTGTATTAAAGTAAATAAACACTGTTGAGTCAGCGCTTTGAGCAGTTGCCTCATCAGCTGTTGGTGTAGAATCGTCACCAATACCCAGCGTTACACCGTATGGTGCCATCAACATAGCGCGAACAACTGGAACAGTTCCTGATAGGCCTGCGTCAGCGAGAAATGTTGAACCTGCAGAGTCGGCCATATGCGCGCCTAATATATACGTGTCGCCGACTGCTCCTCCTGTATTTACAGGGTTTGCAGCAACATTACCATCTGCTTGCGGAAGCCGAACCCCAACTTCAAAACCGGCATTTGTTACAACACCGTCTGCGGCTTGAGAACCATCTCCAACACCTAAGGTACGAACGAATGTCAGTGCTTTAGCATTATTCAGCCACTCATTTACCGCTAATGGCGCAAACTTTTCACCATCAGATTCACCGAACCGTGTAACAAACGATCTAAAATCGCCGACAGTTGCTGGCACAAATGCAGGACCGCGATTTGCAGTACCAATAACACACGCAGGTGTCCCTTGCGGCCCAAGCTTACTTGGCTGTGATAGGTCAATTTCTCTGGTTCCTACTCCAGCGCTTTTATATGTTAATTCTGCCATTAGTAGATTTCTCCAATATTTCTATTATTAATTATTCGTTTATTCAAAACTTACACCAGATGATGTTACAATAAAGTCGATTGCAACATATTCTATTGCACGCGTTGGGACAAGTACGACTCTCCCGTTCATTTTATTTGCTTCGATGTCTGCTTGCGTATTATTTGAATTATCAACAATAACACTAAATTTATCAATACCCTGCTGCGACTGGATCACAGAAAGTTTTGGTGCTATTTGTGATGCAAACTTTGCACGTGTAGAAGCATTGTTTTGTTCAAACAGCATATTTTTTGCGACAGCAGAAATTTGGCGTTTTACCTCAAGTAGCATACGACGAACATTAACGCGATCAAGTGATGACGCCATTAGTTGAAGTGTTTTTTGCCCAAATATAACGTACCCTGCACGAGGAAACTTTGCAATTGGATTAATTCTTTCTTCATAAAGATTATCACGATCTGATGTATTTAAACGTGCAGAAACACCCTTAACTGCCTCAAGTGAAGCCCTGTTAAAACCGGCAGGTGCAAACCAGGGATATGATACTGAATCGGTGTAGCTAATTGCAGCTAACGCCGCAATTGATGCTGGCGCATCAACAATAATATCATTAAATTCATCTTGAAGCTTAACATCTGGATAATATGTTGCGACATAATTGTTGTCAATACTTCGTGCAGAAAATCTTGCAATTGTCTCATCTGTATCTGGTTCGTTGCCATCATTGTCAAAGATACGAGAAACAGCGCCGCTAGCATTCGCATATGAAATCATATCCATAAGATAAATTGCCAAGCCATAATCCTTCACTTTTTCTGCAGCATAATCAGTAATGAATGCATCTCTCATTCCAGGAATTGCAAGAATATTAATACGTGACGACATTTCATCAGTTAAAATATTGATCGCAGCTCTGAATGAATTAACAGCATTATTATCTTCACCTGATCCAGCTGGATTTGTCTTAAGCCCTAACGTGGCAAGTGTAACCGAGCCACCAAGCGCTAAACCGCCTGTATCAATTGATGTTGACCTATCACTTATTGCGGCCATGTCTGCATTTAGAACATTAACACCATCAAACCCACCTGAAAACATATTTGTAAATTTCATATATTTCGAGAATTTATTGAATGTTGATTTATCTGTTGCGTTTGCAAGAGATGCAAATGTAAGACGAGCGTCTAAAACGCCAACGTCATCTGTAATTGTGTTTGCAGCATTGAAGTAATTGCCATTCCTAATATATGAAGCCATTAACATCTCGCTAGCTGCTGTACCAACATTGCCTAAAACAGTTTCATTTAATGCAACACGAGAAAGTGTAAATTTATTATATGCCGTTGCATCTGTGCCTGCTGCAGCACCTGCAGTTAAATCATTGCTAACAGCAAGCATTTTTGCGTACGACCTAATGAGCGGATTAAACCTGCCTTTGTTTGGTTGAAGTAGCGGTGATGTAAGTGTAGTTGAAAGCTTTGTGAATTTTACGCCCCAATAAAGACGAGAATCAACTGATTCGTTTGTTCCTGCTTCTCCTGTATACGTTGGAGATGTTGAATCTAATGGGCCTTTCGTTACCTTAAAACGAAGAGGAAGAGGTGGCATGTAAGCGTTAATTGCATCCATAGCTGCTGAACCATCGTTATTCCAATATGAAAGCTTACCATACGTGTCAAGAGTGCTTAATGATTTAAATCCAAATGGAAGTGCATGTTGCGGAATATTTCCATTAATAACATTAGAATCCATCACAATACGAACATAGCTTGATTTATTTTCAAATTTTCCTGATTTTACCATGCGACGTTCTGATTTTGATCCTGCGTCAAAATTATAATATATTTTTTTATCGCCAATAACATTTGCTACATAACGTTTTGAAGCCGGGTTTAGATTGCAATTTGAGAATTGTTCAATCACTTGCTTAGATGTATCTGTATCATAAAAATTTCTAATTTGAACTGTAAATGTTGGCCATTGATTTCCTACGCTAGTAGAAAACTTAAGATCAGATATAGATACTTTAAAACTTTCATTCATTGACGCACCATCATATAGCGTTTCAAAGTGAAATAAGTCATATTCTTTTGCGCCGAAAGGTTGCGAAATAAAGCTAGTTGTCTTAGGGGCAGAATAGCGTGATGTTAGATCTCCGAATGATGTGCCAGCCGAACCTGATGCAATCCTAATAAAGTCCATTGGCTGGGTTGAATCAAGCATTGCGCTATCAACAGGAAAATCAGCGTAAAGAACATGACTGTCGGTCGTGAATCGTGTCGGATCAGTATTCAAAATTTTTGATATATATTTATCACTGTCGGGATCGAGTGATGCAGAAAATACCTTAACACCTACAAATGTGTCCGTTGTTTCACTTACACCACTAAGAATTAATTTAAAATCTTGCGTACCTACTGCAGGTGTCATAGAGTCGTCTAGGCTGGGGGCAGAAGCGTTCCAGGGGTTTGTGATACCTGAATCTGCATGAACCATCATACGAACGCCCTCAGGCACCATGATCATTGCACGAACCATGTCATGTGTATCAGCAATATCTGAATCTGTGAAGAGCGGGTTACCAATCACCTCCTGTGCAGCTGTGTCTTGCGTCGCAACAATAAATTGTGTGCTACCTGTATAACGTGATGCGCTATCTGTGCTATCGTCACCAGTCACCGCAGTGTCGTCAAGAAGTGTGCTTTCTACTTTAAATCCTGCGCTTGTCGCTTCACCAGACAATGTCCCACCGCCAGCACCAAGCACCCTAACATATGTAAGCGCATCACGATTCTTTAAAAATTCTTTTACAGCGTATGGGCCAAACTGCTTACCGTCTGGCTGTCCAAAAATATCTGTAAATTCTTTAAACGATGAAACTGTCACTGGTAAAAATGCAGGACCTTTTTGTGCAGTTCCAATTATACCAGCAGGAACACCGGTTGCACTTTTACTTGTTCCCGAAAGATCGATTTCACTTTCAAAAAAGCCTGGCGATTTGAAGGTTTGTTCTGACATCAAGTGTCTCCTATTCTTTGTTTGCGCTATACACACATATCATTAATTATTAAATATTTGGCTCAATATCAAGTTTCTACTCATTGTTAATGTTTTCTAAATCTTTTATTGAACGAATACTTGCAACTGTCTCACCAGAACGTTGGTTCTTTGACAATATTTTTGATAATTTTTTTTCTTGTTGTCCAGTGAATGGATTTATAACATATTCAACAACGCTCATTGCTTCTGAATCATGTCTAATTTTTTTATTTCCGCGCTGATCTAGCTCTTCAATGTTGCTAAGCGTAAATTTATCTATATCATCGCTTTGAATCATGGGTTCATTTACTTCAATAAGATCAGCTGTGATTTCTTTCATTTCAAATGTAATATTAGGAGCTGATTCAAAACTCCTAAATGGTGATCCTTTCCCAGGAATATCCTGAAGTGTTATAAAATAGCCAGGAAGATCCATATCAAATGTTAGCTTAACAAGTCTCTCATCAGTTGAAAAATCAGCAAAGTTGTCATCAAAGCCTAGCGGAGATTTCATATAAGCAACAAACTTATAGCCACCTTTCGTCGTAACTTGATATTGATGGCCGACAGCCGGAAAATTTGCAAATAAAGTTTCAATGATTTTATTCACGTGTGACACATATTGCGTCCATATCGTTATACTATATGAGATTTTTACAAACTTTGGATATGGTATTGTAATGATCTCATATATATGGTCACCATTAAGGTCAGATTCTAGATTTTGTGATCCTTGCTGTTTTGATAAATTGTTTTTATTTCGCCTTGAAGTAGTTGTGCCAGTATCTGCTACATTTCCTGGCACAATGTCGGAAAGTGTGAAATTCCCAGTATTCGATACATTATCTTGGTTTTTTATTTTTTGTTGGTTGATAATATTTTGATAATTTGGGTCTTTTCTAGAAAGACGACGCTTAATAATCAGGTCACCTTTTTCTCTAAACGCAATTCCCGAGCCGTATCCTCCAACATTTGCATCATGTTCTACGTTTTTTCTGTGAATTGCAATAATAGGTAAAATTAAAGCATTATTTTTATCACGAATTGGCTTATCACGCCTAGACACAGCAAAACGCTCACCTGATGCAAATACAACAGGCACTTTTGACATCGTACCATTAATTGAAACTTGAATATCAATGTCTTTATCAAAAAGATTAAACATTGCACGATCCATATCAACAATGCCACAAGACGGTATTGAAAAATCATCCGGGATATTTGTTCCTTCCCAGCCTGAACGAAGCTTAGTCATTATCACCGTCTCCATAGAACGCTGAATCTGTCGTAGCATCAGCTGGGTTTGGATCATCAATTACAGCAGGCCCAGTTATTGGTGGCTCAAGTACAGCTGATGTAGCATCATCAGATTGTGCTCTTTGTTGATTAGCACGAATATCACCTGTTGGATTACCGTCTGAATCAAGGGTATATCCACGCTGTTGCTCAAATGTATCCTGAACAGCGTTTGAGTCAGAATATTCCTCCGATGTTGGACCAAAAATTGGTGCTGTAAATTGACCCTTTCTTGCTTGTTTTCCTGAAAGTTTTATGCCTGTGTAATGCTCTGTTTGACCATATACATTATCAATCTTCGTTGAAGATAAAACCTCAAATATTACAGAGCCGTAACTAAAGAAATCGCCTTCTTTACAATTTATTTGTTTATTAAGAAGATCACGATGATGTAAAAAAACATCAAGTTTATAAATTTCTTCATGGCCAAAAATATTTGTTTTTACGTCCTCTGGGGAGTATTCTACTAATGCATCAATTTCAATTGGATTTTCAAAAACCTTATTAACTGCTTCTTCATAAACGTCATGAATGTCAGTTTTAACAACAGACACAGGATAATAAAAGATTTTTTGTCCAATTACATCTTTTATCACCTCAGATGTAATATCAGATATAAAATCAATTTCACGTTTTGTTATAAATAGCCTAGACATTCATTATCCCGTGAATATTGCTTTACCGTTTGGCATTGGAATAAACTTTAATTGTTTTTGAAGATTTTCAGCTCTAAGAGCCTGTGTCTCTATCAATTTATCGTATGTGAGGCTTTCAAGCATTTCTTTTAATTGGGTTATTAATTCTTTTTTATCTTCCCTGCCTTGTGTTACAAGTTCAGATCCATTTAGTGTAAGCTGCTGGTTTGGAATTGGAATATTTGAAAACTTAGAACGAATTAAACCAAGTTGCTCTTTTGAAAGTGCCAGACACATTTGCCTGATCCATTGGTGCCCAATTGAGTTAATTTTTGAAAACTGAATATCATTAAAGGGTATATTACCCATGTTAGACACACCATCAATTGTCTCATCAATGCTACCCGTATTCAACGGATTATTGAAGACTCGAACCCTAACATATAATGACATCGAGCTGTCTATTGTTGGTGCAGGAAAAACCCTAATATTTGGACCTTCTACTTTATACGAATAATTTGATCTGCGAACCCTGTTTGAGAGGTCAAGCTGACCTGCACGAAGAATATCCTCAAATACTGGAAGAACATAAAATATAGTCTCTGGTGTAAATGATTCAAAACTCATTTCATTGTTAAGATAGTTGATCGCTGATGTTGTGTCAAAAAACCTATATGCAGCTTGGGGTGAGAAATGTAGCACTTCTGTGATTTTTAACCTTGTTTTAGGTGATGCATTTTTATCGTTGTCAAATAATGGATTTCCGCTGCCATCAACAAGATCTGTATTAATATTATATAACTGCTGACCTGCTGTCATGTTTATAACACCAAGCTGTGATCCATAAACACCGCCGCCGCCCGCTTCTGTAGCATATGGTTCAGCAAAACGAGTCAAATATTCTAAACTGTTTCTTGGGAATTTATTTGTGTAATCAACAAGGGCACCACTGTCGTCTGTTTCTCCAGAGGCAGGCATTCCAAAAAATTCCATAAGCTGGGATTTTGTTTGATACTGATTTAAAATACTTCCGTACTCAAACAATGATTCTTCTAGATTTCCCCAAATTTGTTTTTTTGTCAGCTCAACGCTTAACACATCATCACCAAGTTTTCTCTTAACAAAAACTATCATATTATCTGCTTCGGTTTGAAATCCCGTATCGGCATCAAAAACACCAAACGGTGTAGGGGTAGTTGTGGCGGTAAAAATTGCCATTATAATTCCTCAAAAATATTTATACTCTTTAACAAAATGCACTTCATTCAATTTATAAATATTATGAAAATTTACATTTTTTATTTTATGTTGGTGAGATGTCTGCATCTGTTAAAATTAATAACTCAGAGCCAACAAGAACAATATATGCTGGGTCACCAGAATATCCAGAAAGTACTTGGATTATAGTTCCATATGAATACTCAAGACATGCGCCTGTGACCAACACGAGCTGACCTGCTGTCACTGTATTACCGTATGTTCGATATCCCACTCAGGAATTATTTTTATTGCATCGTTAATTAAAATTCTCCACACTCTTTTTGAAGCCTGAAACGAGTCGCCAAAATACATTTCAGATTTGCCAGGCGCACCTTGACATATATCAATATCACCTTCTGTAATTAAAATTCCGTATCCTATCATCTCTGTTTTACTTTTAAAAACAGTAACGAGATCACCAGCCGTGAATTTGCGACTGTAGAAAGATAATAAATCCATTTATTCTTTGTCAATTATACGTTTGAAAGATTGTGTCTTCTCACACCATGCCAGTTTAACTTGAGACATTTTATTAATTGTGCCTGAGCGATTGTGAAGAGGCATGTCATTTTCTTCTTGTGGTTGCGGATCAATAATATATTGTCTTATATTTTGATCATAATTCTTAAAACTATGCCGAAGCAGCAAGTCAAGAACCTTATTATTCGTATTATAGGTAAGAATGACTGCGAAACCCACAAAAAATAGGACAAACAAAAATAAAATATATAAAAACGACGTTATCATTATTCATAAATATATAATCGGTATTATTTTTCTTTACCTGATTGAGAATTTATAAAAATTGGAAAATAACAAAGAATACAGGACATAAGATTTAGTAGCATTAGATTTTTATTGCGTAAAAACGTAAAACTAAATAAAAACAAAGCTATGTTAATAAAAATTGCACATTTAAGTAATTTAAGCATTTTAAGCGATATATTCATATTAATATATATCTAATAAAAAATGCCACCCAATTTGGGTGGCACTTGAAGCGATGTTAGCTTATATTAATCTTATGATGCAGTTACATTTACGTTATGAACGACAGACCATTGTGTGCCGTTCCATACAAGACCAGCAACACCACGATGTGCAGCGGTATTTGTTGTCATGCTTAATAAAGAAACTGCTGAACCTGCGCTTAAAAAAGTGCCCCCAACATTTACTTCACCGCTTGCAGCGCCGACAAAAATTAGATTCTTACGTTGTCCTACGAAACTTCCGTTTCCAAGAACTGTTACCAAATCCATTCCCGCAATATCGCTGCCAACTGTAAGAAGTGATGTCTCTACATCGGCATCAATTGTAGCAGCTGTGCTTGAGCCATCTGTCAGTGCAATTGTAAAACCTGAGTCTCCTGCGTCTTCAGTTGTGTCAGACATTGTGCCTGCCTGAAGTGTATAAACCGTAAGCGTTCCATCACCGTTATCAACAACTTCAAAATCTGCGCTTGCAGTAGCGTCGCCGTCAATAGCGGCTTGGATAGCTGTTGCAACAGTTGTTATTGATGAAGCATCTGCAAAATTAACTTCAACCTGGTTTGTAGCGGCGCCAGCTCCTGCTGGTACTGGTGTTCCATCATTATTGTTATCAAACCAAACACCATATGAATCGCCGTCCTGCGCATAAATAACGAAGTATGTCCCGTTAAGAGATCCAGCCGTGTCTGCAGTACAGGTAATAAGATAAGAAGCGCCGACAGGTGTGATTGACTCATTAGAGCGAACCAAGCCCACATCGCTAATAGAAAATCCGGATCCTGAAGTCTGTTCCAGACCACTGGATGAAGATATTGTTACTTGTGGCATTATTTACCCCCTATGCTTCTGTAGCAGTTGATGATGTGCAGATCCACTGCGCTCCGTCACTAATTAGAACCGCAAAATCACCTACATCATCAAATGTGATAGTAGAAAGCAGTGTGCCATCTGACTGAATACCACCACCCGTAACTGTTAGTGTTGCGGCGCCGCCATCAGCACTCATTGTGATAAATTTTGATGCTCCAACATTTGTGTTTGCGGCAAGCGTATTTGCCATTACTCCTGCTGTTGAATCAAGAGTTGTTGAGCCGAATGAACTAACTGCTCCGGCAGCTGACACTGTTTCTGCAGCTTCTGCAATTGCAACGTCTCCGATTTCAAATCCGCTTCCTGATTCCTGGTAAAGCCCCCTTGAGGCTGAATAAACTACTTTTGGCATGTTGATCTCCTTTGTGTTGTCTGCAAGATTCCATATCGTCGGCAGGATCGACTGATCAATTGATATGGGCCTATTCTTATATATTATTTAATTGATGAATCTTACTTTAAATTTTAAGCTTGTTCAATCTTTTTTATTTTTTATTATTGAAACGTTTTTTTCGCTTATGCTCAAACGAATAATCGAATGCATCAATATAATCTTTGAATCCGTCAGACACAATTTGTCGTGTTTCGGCGTTGTAATACTGGCTGTAGTGGCGTTTAATTGTTTTATATTCAGTTTTAAATCTAGGTAATTCAACGTTATATAAGCCCAATTCTTCAACTACAGTTTCAAAATCACGTTCAAGATTTTCAAATGTTATATAATGCTGCATTCCCGGATCAATAAATTGATTATTGTAGTTTCGAATATATTCATATGCCGTGCAAGTATCATGAGCGCCTGGAGGATAAACACTTGGAAATTTTGAAATACGATTAAATGTAAAATCTTCAAACTTCTTTTTTGCTTTTCCAGTTAAAAAATCAGAGCTGTTTATCTTCCATCTACTGTGACGATTATTTTTCATATTCCACCAATAATATGAAACAACAGCATCCCAAGGATTACGCACCATTGTGATCCATTTAAGTTTTTCTATTTTATCAAATGTGGCTGGACTACAGCGTTCTTTTAAAACTGCGGGTGTTGTATGTGTATGATAACGCAGGAATCTTTCACCATTTTCTTCGTAATCATTATTTTGCTGTTTAAAGCCTGCGTCTTGTTCGGCGCCGTACATTCCACCTGTTACTAAATCAGCTGGACCGCATGATAAAGCAAGCGCAAATTCAATTGAAGAGCCTGCTGTTTTCATTGGCTTGAAAAATGCAAAACCTTTGGTCGGTGATAATATCATTTAATATCCTTTTCTATATTATAATATTTGGAATAGTGGTAGTTAAAAATATTTTATGAAAATTCTATTGTCAGCGCCGTGCATTAGGCGAACGTTTTTTAAACACAAAAATCGGCTCAAAATTCGTTTTATGATGTCCAGCTTTTTTATTAAAGTGATCCCTACCAGTCTTTAGCTTAAACGTTTCTATATGCCTAAACCCAACTTTTTTTGCAGCGGCAGCAATAATATCTCCATATTTCTTACTTACATTAATCACCAGGTGCCCATCTTGCTTGAGAAACTTATAGGCATTTTCAAATGTTGGGATCAAATAATTTTCAATCCAAAGTTCAAGTGTATTGTGATCACGCCAGCATTGCCCAGGTTCATCGTAATAACGCTCCAAATCAAAATACGGAGGAGAAGTAAAAACCAAATCACCAATATTCTCGTTAAGCTGAATCATTTCACTTCCGTTTTTATGAAGCTCCATTCCGCCATCAAATACTTTTGAATTGATAATCTCCTGTTCAAGAACTTTTAGATCTAAAAATGTCTCTGATGCTGGGTCTGTCCCAATATACTTTCCAGATGGACAAGCGGCTACAAACCCAGTAAGCCGAGCACCAAACCCCATTGAAGGATCCCAAACAACTGGATTTTCTATTTCGTTACAAAAACGTTTATAAATATGATATGCTACCGACGGCTTGAACCACGAGACAGCTGCGCGCTGTACCACAAAACCCCGAATGAGTGTATGAGGTGATATATCAAAGGTTTCCCTTCCGGCCCAACGTGAGCCATCGTCAAGGGTATATGAGTAGTCTTTTGAGTTATTGAGCCCTAAACGATAGTCTAATACTTTCCCAAACTTATGATCGTTAAACCAAAGTTTCGCTGGGCCTTTATCAACATTCCAATATGAACTAAATATTGATTTTAAATAATCATTACCGTCTCGTGTTAGTGATGAAATCCACTCTGAGGTTGTGTCAATTTCTTTGTTACGAAGCTTTGTAATGACTGTCCCAAGAGTGTCTTTCGTCTCGTGTTCAAAAAAGCCGTATGTTCTGACATATTCCTGAAAGAATTTGATGAGTGCAGGCTTTAGTTTATCACGAGTGAAATCCTTTCCAGGACCACCAAGTGTTGGGTCATTGATGGCGATTAGGTCGTTACGACAGATCAGTGGGTGACGATTATGAGGAAATATATAATCGGGATCGTTCATTTTTTTGAATGTATCATCAAGTATTTGTTGAACTTTTTTTGATACGTTATTTTTCATATTTTTCTTCCTATGCCCTTCTGCGATTGCAAGTCCACGATTTTTTATTTGTTCCGATGTAAATGTGGGCTGATTTTCTGTTGTAAACCCAGAAGGATTATGTCCTTGTTTATACTCTGTATATTTTAGTTGATTTGGGTGCCAAGATGTTTTTTCTCTACAACCACAATCACAAGTAGGAGTACTACCAAAATAATAAAATTCATCAACATACATTTGCAACGTATATGTGTGCATTCTCTTTATGTGATATGACAACGATCGTTTATTTTTACTAATAAATGAATCGCAAAGTTTACATTTGTGCCTATTAAAGTTGAATTGCATATAAGTATTTTACTTTATTTTGGCAAGCTTTTTAAGAATTTGTTCAGTTGTGTCTGTTTCAATAATTCGAATTAAATTAATATCTCTCTCTTTAAACCATTTATTTTGTTCTTGATCACGAAGATAAGTTTTATAGATTGTTCTATCTATGGACGTTTTGAACTTTTTGATTTCGAGTAAATCTCTATTGAGCCCATGATAATAAACACCGTCAAACTGAATAAATGTGTTTTTGACTTTGAAATCTATATTCCATGAATTTAACAGTACTTGACGTTTTACATTTTCTTTTTTAAAATATTCACATAATAAATCATATATTTTGTCTTCGGCTTTTGATTTTCCGTATGTACCATTTTTCTTTTTTGTTTGATGCCGTTTTCTGCTCATTTCGACATAGTCAAATTTAGCTTTTATTTCATTAGACTGAAATGGGTTTTCGACACCATACTTTTCAAGGTTTGCCTGTTTTATTTTGTTTCGAACTTCGTGAGATTGTAATGATTGCTCTGTTCCGTATCTTTTGAGGTTTGTCTGTTTTATTTTATCTCTGACTTTATCTGAAGATAGATGGTGTTCTGTACCATATCTTTCGAGATTTGTCTGTTTTATTTTGTCTCTGATAATTGATAATTTCAAATGATGTTCTACGTTATGTGCATCTAAACATTTTTTCTTTGCTCTTGATTTCACTTCTAACGATTGTAGTGGGTGCTCTACTCCGTACCTTCTAAGATTAGTTTGTTTTGTTTTTTCTTTTACTTCGCTAGATTGCCATGTGTGACTCACTCCATACTTTTTAGTTAAAGTTTTTGTTGTTTTTTTCCTTAGCGCCCCGCCATTTTTTTGGGATTTATGACGACATTTTTGAGAACAAAAATTGATCCTATTGTACTCTCTTTTTCTACAGCTGCGCACAAAGTCAATCCCACACTCATCACATATCATATCTAAAACATCACGGCCAATTTTTGACGAACTATAATCTTTTCTTTTTCTTATTATCATATTATTAATTATATCACAAGATTATTTCTTGTAAAACAAATAGTAAACATTACAAAATTATCCAGAAGATTACTTTTTATCACAAAAAAATAGGGCCACCCGGTGAAGGGTGACCCGTGTAAAGTGTTCCTGGCTTAACACCAGAGATACTTTTTAGATAATGTTCATATCCAAAACAGTCACAGTTCCGTAAAAGTCAGAACGAACCATTTTCTTGCCATAACGTGTCATTACGCCCTTGCGAGGTGTAAAATCGTCTGGCTGGAAGATAGTAGGTGTAACAATAAGAGGTACATATGGTGCATATACATAACCAGTTTCAAGATAAGAACCACCCTTGAATCCAACAAGAATCTTGTTGCGTGGGAAGTAAGGATCTTTATAAACTGTGAAACGGTTAGAAAGTGAACCAACCTTTTCAGCGCCGATTGAGAACGAAGAACCAACTTGGCCTTGTCCATCGAGCTTGTAATTTGGCTTGTACATTACTGATGACTCAAGAATAGTGGCAACATCTGGACCAACTACGATGAAGTTAGCAGAACCACGCAATGTTTTGCGGTGAATCTGGTTAGCAACGTCGATGATTGTTTCAGTAAGTGTCTCATACCATTCACGAACTGTACCAGTGAAACGAGGTCCAGCAGCCAAAGTTGAAGACATAGTCGCCTCAGTACCAGTGTTCTTGTTAAGGAACTTACCAGGAGCACGTGACCAGAAAAGGTTAGCACCGTTAGCACCAACAAGCAGGTCATTAAGGATCTCACGGTCAATCTCAAGCGCAATTTGCTCAGAAAGGATCTGTGTCAATTCAACCTCAGCGTCCATTGAGTGATATGCATTAAGATCTTGAGCAAGCTCTGGAGACCAACGAGCACGTAACTTACGTGTCTGTGCAGTTACCGCAATTGACTCAATCTTGATGTCAATCTCAGGAATAGCACTACCAGCAGCTCCAACAGCGCCAGACGCGTCACCTTCAAATGCAGGGGATGTATCAAGTTCGCCAACACCACCAGCGGTGTCCACTGCAACTGTATCAATATCTGGGTGCTCTAAAGTTGCTGCACCCGTAGCTGTTGCTGTTGCTGTAGTACGTCTTACAACAGTTAAAACATGTGTTCCTGCTACAGGGTTTGCAACAAATGAACCTGCAGACCATACACCTATAACATTTGCACGCCTTAGGTTTTGACATGCTCCACCTTGAACAGCTGCAGGAAGTGTATCAACTCCACCCATAGCTGTTAATGACCATTCTTTTACAGATGAACGATCAAATGTGTTTGCTGTAAGACCAGCCAAGGCGATTGCCACGACGTCCCATGTATCTCCACCATTAGCAACTAAGTCATCAAAACCTGAAATCGCTGTTGCTGAAAGTGCAGTATCAACGTTTGCTACAAGTCCAGTAACTGCTGCTGCCCATGCGCCTGCAGAATATCCTGAACCCACTAAATCGTACATACCACCGGCCGCGTCAGCACCTGACGCAAGACCACGACCATCTGGAGAACCATAAATTGAATCACCAACAGAATATGAGTGACCAACTTGTGTTCCATATGTATAATCAAGATAGAACAAAAGTCCGGAAGGAAGGCTCATTGGCTGAATTGAGACAAGCTCGTTAGCTACAAGACCACCGAATACTCGGCGTACGATTGGGAATGCAATGTTAGTGAATCCACCGACATCACCTGAACCCATTGTGTTAGCCTCGCGAAGAAGTTGTGCTGCTTGGTTTTCAAGCATCATAGCCATTTGTTCGCGGTTTGTCTCTTCAAGTCCACGAAGTAGACCGGTACGAGACCATTTCTCAGTAAGGACCTTGCCTTGCTGACCAACATTACGTGAGCGGATGCCCTCTGTAAGTTGGTTAAGTGTAAATTTCTTACTCATTTTAATATTTCCTTTAATTTGTAAGCGATTAGTTGTCTAGGCTTTTTTATTTTTTGCTTATGCAGTTTTATTAAGCCTGTTATTATTCAAGAATTACCTGGGTGTAGTTTTACCTACTTAAGACCGGCGAGAGTTGCCCAGCGATTTGAAGTGCTATCAGTTGATTCATTAAGAGTCTTCTGCGTTGACTTTGTACCTACTGGTCTAGAGGAAGCCCCAATGCTTCGCCTAGCGGTTGATTCTGAAACTTGGCTCTTCTTTGTTGAAGAAGTTGCCTTCAGTGATTTTGTTAGACCCTTATAAAGGAGCTTAACCTCGCGTAATGTTTTTGCTCCATCAAGAGATTCGACAATGCCTCGCCTTTGCTCAGATGTAACATTTTTGTCCTGGACTAGCTTATTTACATATAGAAGCTTAGCATTGAACAGGTTCATCTCGGTTAATTGCTCACGTAAGGATTCAATAACCTTAGCGTATTCGGCAACCTGGCCGTTAAGGGTTGCAATTTGTGCAGACCCATTTATTTTGTTTGTGTCCTGGATCACCGGAGCTGTACGCGCTGCTTTCATCTCGCGTAATGCTGCAACAAGTGATTCCTCGTTAATTTCTAATTCTTCATCATCATCGCCATCAAGTATTTCACCTTCAAGCTCAGGCTCCGCGTCAAGTGGAGCATCGACTTCAAGTTCAAAATCAAGCTCTTCGTCAGCTGCATCAGCATCAGCGGCATCGGCGTCGGCGTCGGCATCGGCGTCGGCATCAGCATCAGCGGCATCGGCGTCGGCGTCTACAACTGATAGTTTATCCATGTCAAATGCACCTTCTTCATCTGGTTCTCCAAGATCAAGAAGAAGACGAAGCTCATTAAGTGCCTCCTCGACAGTTTCATCAGCGTCTGTGACATCTTCCATTTTAAGGTCATTAACCTCAACAGGAGCCTCTTCGTTAAGGTCAACTTCGACCATATCATTCTCTAACATTTTACCCTCGTTTGTAAGTAAGTGGTTTTTAACCTGTGAAATTATTGTTTGCACCTCAGCACGTTGTGTTTCATTCATGCTTGGGAGCTGTGTTTTTAGTGTATGCATTGATAATACAATACTTTTTAGTTTTTGTTCTGCGGGAGTCAAATCGGCTCGTTCATTGAGCATCTTTGACAATATTTGCATAGCATCTTCGTCAAGGTCATATGACTCATTGGCCTCTTCGCCAATTGTGATGCTTTCGTCATCATCTACAAGGAGCTCTTCATCTTCACCAAGTAACTCTTCATGTTCATCTGCGTCATCCATTTCAGCCATAATCTCGTTAACAACATCTTCGAGAACATCAGTTTCTTCGTGTGCCGATAAATGATCATCAGAAGACACAAATTGAATTTCATCAACTTGATCTATGGGGAGCCTATCTTCAGTAAGGAGCTGCTCCTCAATAAATTCACGAATTCGTGGGGTGACTGCTTCAACAATAGCATTTTTAGCATTTTGCTCAGCTAATTCGCGAAGTTGTTTTGCTTCTGCGATTGCTTCTTCGAAAAGTTTTGACATTAAATAAACCTCTTTAATACATTAAATATAATTCTAAATCTTAAATATTCTTTCTTTTGGTTAAAAAAGCAATAAAAAACAATATTATTTTTAAATATTACCCTTATGCTGCAAAATCCAGGTTAAATTTTTTATTTTTTTAATATTACTGTCATTATTGTCTAAAATATCTGATAGGTCATAAACTGGTTCATCAAGTATGTCATGGTTCATATCTTTAGCTCCAGCAGAAAAATCCCTTATCGAACCTGTTTTTCGTTGGTTATGGACTCTTGTGTTTGAGCCACTCATTGCTGTACCTTTGCCTGTTTTAATTGTAGCGCGTACAGACTTAGGCGAATTAAGAGCTCTGGATGCAGGAGGAACAATCCCCAATGATGATGTGGGGTAACCAGCGGATCTCATCCTAGGTGCCTCCTCAAGCTCTTCCTCTGTCAGTCTTGTATATGATCCACGATCAGGTCTTCGTTTAATATCGACCGCAGACTGCGATGCAGACGTACCATTCGTTTTTAATGTGATAGCATCAATCGCGTCATCAAGCCCATCGTCATCTAAACAGTCTGCTTCACCAACAGTTGTTGGTGGCTCTAGGTAAATGCCATGATTACTGCCCATGACCGTTGTTTTTACAGCTGTTGCTAAAGCTCCACCACCTATTGCAGAATGTCGTGAGCCTGCGCCATGTGCTGCTTCTGCTATTTTTCTAACTTGATGAGCCATCGTAAGATCGACCTGATAGGTATTCACCTAGTGTTTGAGTTGCAATGCCCTGTGACGTTTTTGAAGGTGAAACTGTTCCGCCATGACCTGTTCCAAACTGCGGTGTTGCCACAGGTAAGTCACCTGTATATTCTGGTTGATCTGCATAATGGACAGAACCAGGACCTGGTGATGATGGATTAGGAGTGTATGGTGTTGCAGGAAGGCCGCCGCCACCAGTTTCTACTTCTTCAAGATCCGGAGCATCTCCATAATTTAAATCAAACTCACCAAACATATATCCGCCATCATTTACAATGCCTTCTTCAACACCAATATTTGGAACGTCATCGCCATTGCCTCCGTTACCATTATGTGCGGCTATTCCAATATTTTCAACAGCTTCTTCTGAGTATTCTGCGTAGAGTGGAGAGTTTTTAAATGCAGCTTGAAGGTTTGTATCATTTCTATGACCAGAACCACCAAATTCAGCCTTTGATGCTTTCACTGTTTGTTGCTTTGTTGTTGCCATTATTTTTCCTATTGTATACTATGTGTAATTTAACTAAACTTCTTAATTAAATATATAGGAATAATGTTTTTTAATTTTTGTTATCCGCAAAAGCAAGCGCAGCCCAGTGCGAATCACCATCTGGCTCTTGCTCATGTGAATTATGTGAGGCGCCAGAACTTCTCATTTGCCTTATTTGGTTTGACCTGTCTGCGCCAGCTTGCTCAACAAGAGTTGTTCGTGCAGTGTCCTGTAAAACAGCAGCAAGAATAGGATCACTTGTTATTTCTGCAATCGCCCCTTGCATTATATCATCATTATCATGAACAGGTGCAGGCACTTTTAAATCCTGTTGTTTAGCCATATTTCCCATTGGTTGAATATTTTGTGGCGCTTGCGTATTGATACCCTCTGATAATATTTCAAGAAGGCATTCTTTCACAACTGATTTTAAGGTAGATCTTTTAAGTTTTGACATAGTATTTTGTCCTGTTATATAGCGTTAATTGTCGAAGCAACAAACAATTCAATCTGCGCCGAGGCTGCATTGCCAGACGCATCAACTTGTGTAATGTCGCCTAAAGAAATGCTAGCCAACGCTAAAGCACCTGCGTTTGCGTCCATAGCACTTGAATGTGAGCCCAAAATAAAAGAGTCACCTGCTGGAATTTGAATCCAAACTACGCCAGCCGTTGTACCCTGTGTTATCTGCAGATTTAACGCAGTTACAGTTTCAACGTTTGTAATTCTCACATATTGAATCGAGTCTTTATCAAAAACATTTCCCTGTGTTTGAGACGCATCAGTTGTGTAAAGATTCACTTCTGTGTCTGCGGGTAGCGTGAAAACACGTTTAAATACATCTGTGATGTTAGCATATGTTTTTGTTTTCACGCTACCATATGATGTATTATTTAAATTAATACTTTCTTTTATTGTAATGTCTAAGTCGGCCATGATTTTTTATTTTAGTTATGCAAAATTAAATGTGCGCTATACCGGTTAGGGTAGAAATGTCTGGAAAAGAAGCTGCTGTAATTGACGTTAAACCTGCAATTAGTGACCAAGATGCAGCTGCACCGGAATCAGTATTTATAAAAAGCTGAACGCATTTTAATTCAAGGCGAGGTGAAGTGTCACCTGACTGCACAGTATAAAATGTTGTCGGAATAGATTCTCCTGGATCTGCAAACGAGATCCTAATATCTTCTGTTCCGGTCGCAGTAATTTGTACCCATCTTGTAACGTGGTCAAACGAAACAGTGTCCGCAGCAGCTGCATCAGCAGCAGTTGAACCAGTCTGAACAAATGGCCAGGCGCTTACGCCATACTCTGCTACAGATCCATGATGCGGTGACGGCCACTGCATTGTTGGTTGTGACGTCGCAATATCTCTATCATAATATGTCATTATTCATCCCACTTAAGAATATTATTAAATATTCTATCAATTTTATCTGTCTTGTTAAAATTTTGATCAACATCTGCCTGCGTAACTTCCTTTCCTTCACGAAGCATAAATGCACCAGGTGTTGATGGTTCAGAAACCATATCAAAGCATATTAACTGAAAGTCTTCTTGAACCTCATCGTTTCCGCCACGGGATCTTGTACTTCCGACGCCCCTTGATGAAATCCCAACAGTAATTCCCGATTCAATAAGGCTCTGGAGAATCTTTCCTGATGGTGTGTTTAAAAGCTCAATTGTACCATGAACGTCATCACCGTCCATATATGCCTCACGAACAACATGTGATACATTTTTAAGCTCAACGACTGAGCTCTCTGGGTGATCACATTCTCCTAGGGCCCTATTTTCACGAATTAGCTTCTGGTAATTGTCGATTTCTCGAGTTAGAATATTCATTGGATAAACACGACCGTTTTGGTTTAGCGTGTTAGCTCTTTGGATTACACCTTTTAATGTAATTGTGCCATCTTCGCCACGATTCTCATTAAGCGTTTTTTTGTTTACTTTAAGTGGTAACCACTCAGTTAATAATTTTTTAGCCATTATATCCCCATTAATTCATCTTTAAGCGATGACACTTGCAAGAACCTTGTTATTGTAGAATCTTGAATATCATCAGTTCTTAAAGTTATTATTTTATTTTTTACTTCTTCAACTTTTTCTAACAGGATCTCGTTATCTGTCGTTCTATGCAACTCAGAAATCATATTAAGAGTATTTGATTTAATTCCTTCAAGGTAAGACGCAAACTTTGTCATTTCACCGTCAGCCGCAGCAAAGACATAATTTTTAATAATATCCTTTTGTTCAGTTGATAATGCTCCAGCATATTTCTCATTAAGTTTTTCAGTCATTATCTTGATAACAAGCTTATCAGTACTCTCTGTTTTCAGCTCTGTAAGCTCAGGAACAGATTGTTTTGTTTTAAGCAAGTTCTGTATCAATTGACCTTCATACATTACCATTTTTGCTAAATCAGCCCTATCATCAGATTGCCAATCATTAATCAACGTCTGGATTGTTGCGAAAGTTTTGTAGTCTGAAATTGGTGTTGAATAAAAACTTGATTCATTTATTTTATAATTTATGTCATGAATCAAATGACGTTTTTCAGCGCTAAGCTTTTCGCTATTAATTCTTTTAGCAGCAGCTTTTGACTCTTGAATAATTGCCGCAGCTATAGCGCTGTCTTCAGCTGTAGCTGTTGTAAGAGCTTTAAATAATCTAAATTCCAGATACAATTCAGTATTTTTATCAAATCGTTTTTCGATAATATCAAGTGCAACCTGCGCATCATCTTTTTTATTTTCAACCAGTTTTGAAGATACATGCTTAAGTAAAAGCTCGTAAATAATACCGACATTTCTTTTTTTGTTGTGTTTTGCCATTATAGATTCCGTTTATTTTAATTATTCTTTATTTTCTTTAGTTTCTTTTAAACCATCAAATGATTTTAATGTTGATTTAAGCTCTGATGTCATTTTAGCGTTTTCTGAAAGTTTGTTATCTAGGTAAATATTCATATCAAACTCATTTTTTTCTTTTATTTCTTCAAGTGTTGGAAGGCCTTCCATGATAATTGGCTTAGGAGGCTTTATAGAAGCGGTGGTTGCTTTTAGCGTTCTGTTTGATTTCGCGCCAAATGGGTTTGCCATTGAATCTTGATCTTGTTTTCCATAACGGTGCTTTCTTACTTTGCCGCCGTAACGGTTTGTTGATGGTGCTCGAGGGCGGTGATCAATGTTATTGTTGGCAGTAACAGGTAATTTATGACCGTGCTTATTTATTCGATGTTTTTTATTTGATTTTTTAGGACCTGCAGTATTATCTAGCAATTCAGTAGGAGCTACACGATTCATTTTATCTTGCGCGCGAAGAGGTGCATCTTCGTCAGTTATCGATAGTTTTACCTCATCGTCATCAACTAAGTCTTGCGATCTTTCTTCTTTTTCCATCATTGGCTCATCTTCTGCCTGAGCCCCTCCTATTTCAATACTTGCAGCAATATCATTTGAAGAAACTACGCTCTCAACATCAAGATCTTTTAATTTGTCATTTAAGCGACCTTCTTCAATAGAATTAATCTCTTCGTCAGTCATTCTGAAGACGTTTTTACGTATCCATTGGCGATCAACTAATCCATTAGGAACTTGTCCAGCGATCTCAAAACGTGTCCTAAATAATTCAAGTTTTTGTTGCTGTGCAATTGTCGATGGGTTTGAAAGATTTAATGTAAAGTCAATAAGATCATCTCCATCAAATCCATTTGCATAAAGATGAATAACGGCTATTTTATTAAGCTCAGAGATGATTGTTCGCTGCATGCGTTGAATTGTTCTTGAAAACCGTACATCTTCCTGTGCAAGTGTCGCTTTTGCGCCAAGGCCTTCGTCGTAACCAAGATAAGCCTTCGGTATTTTAAGTGCAGCAAAAAGTTTTTTCTGAATGTATTCAACGTCTTCTATTGCCGTTGTGTTCGCACCGCCTGCAAGAGTGTCAATTTTCGTGCCAGAATCAGAGCCACGAACAGGTAAGTAATAATCTTCATCGACAGAAAGCGGATTGTATCGTAAATCAACGCGTCCTGAGTTTGGATCAACAACCTGGTTTCTTTTAAGCGTTGATTGTACTTGCTCCATATAGTTAGGTATTTCTTCTGGCGGTACATTTCCAACATCAACATAAAACACACGACGTTCTGGTGAACGAACAACTCGATAAACAAGCATTGCATCTTCAATAAGAATAAGTTGGCGCCAAATACGACGAGCTGGCTCTAGGACAGATGAACCATACGGAAGAAATGCATCATTACCAAGAAGTCTGAAGTGGGATATTTGCCAATTTTCTAATACTTGATTTCCCTGAGTGATCCAGCGAAAACGGACAGCCATAGGGTCATTAGGGTCATAGCCTTCTTCACGCTCTATCTCGTTAACAGGAATTGGAAAAGCATTAACAACACCATGATCAGGTGAAACATCATTAAAAAGGAAAAAATCGCCGTACTTACAGAGATTTCGTGCCCATGACGGAAGATTGAAATCAACATTAAGTGTATCAAGAAACAAATCTGTAAGCAGTGTTTCCACTTGAGGATTATTTGAATGAATGTGTAATACCTGACCATGCTCATCAGATGCGCAGATTTCTTCTGCATAAATGTCAAGCGCGCTGGCAATCTCAGGAGTATATTCCATTTCTCCCATGTCAGCAGAGCGTGCCATTCGGTCATATGAACCGTATGCGCTCATCGCCGTATTGTAAATTGCACTATTTGACTTTCTAAATAATTCGTAAGCAGAAGATCCTGCTGACGTTGATGCAGCATCCCTAACGCGCCTTTTAATAACTGGTCCGCTTCTGAATAGTCTTGTTAGGTTACCAAAAAGATTTGTATTTTTATTAGCCATTGTTCTCTCACAAAAGTATTATGCGTTAGCACTTTTATTTTTTACTGCGTGTATTAAATATATGACTATTATATTTTTTATTGTCATGACGTTAAATTAAAATTATTCTTCTTGAAATTCTTA